CTATTTCATGTATTTTAGATGACCTTTCATTGCTGCCGCGCATGGGAATTTCTCACCTTTCCTAAATTTTTTGTTATTTAATGTGAACGACTTTAACACACGGTCGCCGTTCCACCATGATCGTTGAATTTCAATGTAACCAGTTGATTTTAGTTGCTCACGCAGTTTCTTAAACTCCGGATGATCCTCGTTACTCAACATTGAACAACGATCTTCACCCTTGATGATCTTGAAAACTTGTTCTGGAGTCAGATCATCTGGAGCAATGTTGTCATACATTCCCCATTCTTCCTTCACGACAACTGAGGTCATAAAATTTTCATTAATCTCAACTTTCATGTTTGCTCCTAAATCATATTGAAACATATTCTCGGAGATAACGCCCCCTTTTCATCGCGCTAGTTACTGCTGCTTCGTTGTGTAGTCCCGGATACTATCCGCCAAAGGCCCACAACCAATGATGAATATGTTTCAATATGATTTCAACACCCCGTAGCCGGGATTCTGTTCTATCCTAACATTAATCTTTGCCACAACCCGAACTAATAGGGCAAGTGTTCCCTAGTTCTGTTTGTGTTGCTTGTTATATCTTGGTAGTTTGACGAAATACCAAAGTAAATTTTTACATAATACCAAAGTAAATTTCTCCTACTCGCACTTGCCACAAGTCCCGAACTTCCTCTGGCTTGCACCAGCGTTAGGTCGGATGTTGAAAAATTGGGGTGAATGACGGGAGTCGAACCCGCTCTACCTGTTTCACAGACAAGTATGCTAACCGTTACATTACAAACACCATAGTATGGTGGAGACCGAGGGAGTTGAACCCTTCTAGACAGCAATCTTGCAAGGATCACCCGTAGCCCGCTACTGCCCCCATAAATAAAAATCGGGCGCCTAGCTATCTGACGTTAATCAGCCTCGCTAGATTGTCTCGTATGAGAGAGTAATCAACCGATGTAATCATACTATTTTTTCACACACTATCACAGTATGCTAGATTACACGGGACTCAATCTCACCGTCTATCCCTTAACTGGCGCCGTGGACGAGAATCGAACTCGCATTTTACGGATAGACAATCCGGTGCATTACCAGTCTGCTACCACGGCTAAATTTGGGGACCTAGTTTTGCGTTATATGGCCCATCGAACGATTCTGATTTGTCAAGGAGAATTCTTGGTAACGCATAGGAGAGTTGAACTCCTCTACCCAGAATGAAAATCTGGTATCCTACCGATAGATGAATGCGTCATAAATTGCTGGCATACTCTACGTGAGGATTCTTACCCCGTCTTTTACAAGTTGTACTTCTATGAACACAACACGGATCACCGAGTAGCCAAGATGATCGACATTTACTTTGTGGCTCTTGCTTTCCACTTGATTCAATAGGTGCTATGCCTCAGGACGACTTGCATAGCGTTGCGAGAATTCAGCCACATTCAGTGTCTAGAACACCTTAGTAACTCGCGTACTCCTATTAACCGGTTTCCCGATCCAGGTTTTTGATTTTGTTAGTGCTATGTCCTTTTGCGAGGACTCTAGTTGTAGTTTGAGAGGCTTGTTAACATGTATCCAGAGGCACTTCCTACCACAGCATTAAGCGATGCTGTGCATTCTTTGGTGGGGCTTCACGGTAACGATCCGTGTTTTACTGGTTAAGAGCCAGTTACATCACCTTAATGTTTAAACCCCGTTATCATTTTGGCGTCGCATAGCGGTTACGATCCGCTCTGGTCACCTTGAAAGGGTGATGACCTCACCAGAAGTCCAATGCGACATTATATACTACTATTTGAGTATCTGAACCCATCTAAATAGATTGATGTTAAACTCAATCTGTCCAAAGTGCGGTTCTTCCTTCGACCCGACAAGTAAGTGGGGTCCTAAAAAATATTGTTCTCCGCAATGTTCACACTCTCGCGGTCCACGCACTGAGCAGGAAAAAGAAAACATACGCAACAAACTATCGGCTCCGATAGAAGAACTAAAAGCCACGTGTGTAGTATGTGACAATGTTTTTATTAAAAAACATCGTTATCTTACTACAAAAACCTGTAGCAAGCAATGCGCTGACACGTTAAGAAAAACAAACGCCAATCCAAACAAAACACAAAATCGCGGATGCGGTCGTGGTAAAGCAGGATGGTATAAAGGATTTTATCTTAATAGCGTTTATGAACTTGCGTACCTCATATACTGCTTAGATCACAATATTTCAATATCTCGCAATACAGAATATTTCATCTGGACCGACGGTAATGACATTCAGCATAGATACTATCCTGATTTTATCGTCAACGGTGAATTAGTTGAAATAAAGGGGTTCTGGCAAGAGACGGTAAGTATTAAACTCAGCGCAGTTACAAAACCTATAAAAATTTTATATCACGAGGACCTGCTAGACATATTTAAGTATGTTGAGCAAAAAACCAATATCAAATATAAACAACTTCATGTACTGTATGATAAATGACACTAGCTGCCTCGCAGGATATATCTTGGAGCGGGTATCCGGTAACGATCCGGAATCTTAACTTTGGCAAAGTTATGTGCGTCCATTCTCACTCTACCCGCATTTTACAATTATCAAAATGCCACCTTTTCATGGCATTTTTTGCGCCTTCTTTGTTACAATGAGGACAACAAACTATTTCATGTTTGTAGTTCATTAAAGAATGCCTTATATTTTCTTTATGTTCAGGTGACCTTGGCGCTCTATTACCGAGATTACCTATTCCATTTTTGTTACCTAGTAATCTATTTGAGATATTACTACAATATTCGGATGTAATTGATTTCTTCTTTCCTTCTGAAATATTTTGTTTCTGTTCAGTAGAAAAAATAGTGCCCGTTCGGTCATTCAACCCTAACTTATTTATATAGTCGAACCCACCGAATCCACCCCGCCGCAGATTATAAGTATCCGGTCTTGCGAGGAATTCATCAGTAACTACTTCTTTTTCTCGGGCGAACATCAACTCGGCATTTTCAAAGGTTTCTAATATTGTCTTTGAAAAGTTTTCTATACCGTGCTTTTTGATAGCATTACATATTACTTTCCCAGAACCCATGTAATTGTCGTCCATATTTTTTGTTTTATGGACACCCACATAAATTTTATCGTTGATCAGGTTTTTTATTTCATACAAATAATAATACATATAATCTCCTATATGTATTTATACTTGTGTGAGGTTTTGTGCTACCATTACATCATAGCCGCATTGATTGGTAGCCATGGACAGTTTTGAAATGTCGACCTATCGCTTATCAAGCGATTGCTCTTCCTCTGAGCTACACGGCTATTATTCTTTACTCTTTAATTCTTCAATGAGTGATTCAACATCGAAAAATACACCTGACGCAAATAGATACATAACGTCCCAACGATCAGGGATTGTATCGTCAAATAAGATATAGCCTGGCTTACCTTTGCCAATGACATAACCTAATTCTAAGTGACCCGACTTACCAGCCGGGAGCAGTAGTACTGCCATATCGTTTCGGTCTAAGTGATATTTATCAAAATTAAATACGTGATTTGCCGCATAACCCTGAAGACCTTCTTTATAGTTATGTCCTTTAGCCATTTCATACTTTTGCCAGTAATCATCAGCTTCGGGTCCAGCAGCAAACCAGTCATCAAATACTTCATGGCCGGCTGCTCGTAGCTTGTTGGCTACTTCTCCGACTTTTGAATTACGCAATGACCCGATTAAATAAATTTTTGACATAATGTTTCCTTTACTACATGAGTAAATATACATTATGTCAAACATCTAGTCAATGTTTATGGTGCCCTATGACAGAATCGAACTGCCGTATCTTGATTACGAAACAAGTGTAATTCCATTATACGAATAGGGCAAAATTTGGTGCTGATGGTGAGGATTGAACTCACGACCTCTCCCTTACCAAGGGAGTGCGACTACCACTGTGCTACATCAGCATGGCAGAATGCGTTTTACGGTTTGATTTTAAGTCAAATGTTGTAATTTTGCTGTTAGCATTCTAAAATTGGTCTCCATAGTAGGATTTGAACCTACACTACCTGCTCCCAAAGCAGGCGCGCTACCAGATTACGCTATACAGAGTTATTCTTGGCGCCCCTGGATGGAATCGAACCACCATCCCGACGTTCGTAGCATCGTATTCTATCCATTGAACTACAGGGGCTTTGTATCTTTAATTTCTTTCTTTTGTGCTTGTCGTTCTGATTT